TAATGTTGGTACGCTGGAACATTTTCAGGCCGTTAGGCGCGTCAGTCATCAGGAACCATGCATCTGGATCGGTCAGGAAGTGATTAACAGCGTAGCCTTCTGGAACCATGCCCAGCGAACGGATCGCGTTGATGTCATTGTCCGCCGTTTCGGTACGTTGGGTCGATTTCATCAGGCGCTCTGCGGTAAATTGCAGTTCCTTTGGAATGACCATACGGCGAACAGACAGAGCAACCTTCAAGCCGCGCTCGTCGGTGAAGCCTGCTACGTCGATAATGCCCTGCTCCAGCGAGGTCTCGTTCAAGTCAGCGGCCGTTGCTGGCACGTTGCTGAAGTTTGGACCGAGGGCTGTTGGGTGAGCACTGTTACACAGAGACACGCCGTCGCCACCGTTATAGCCGCCAGAAACGTTGAACGCATTGTTCAACACGCCGGCTGCTTTAACTTGCTTGGTGTAGGACATTGAACGAGCCAGTGCCTTGGTGTAGCGCGAAGACAGACGGTCATAGAGGTTGTCCTCGATGGCCTCTTCAGTCAGAGCGAATGCCAGTGCAATGGTTTCGTGGCTGTAGCGAGCAGTGAACGATTCTTGTGCGGAATCGTAGCTCACGCCAGCGCCTTCGTTTTTGGTAGGCGCTTCGCCGAAGCCGGTCAGCATGACCTCTTCTTCAAACGCACGATCTGAATTCTCAATCGAGAAAATCATCTCATGCTCATTTTCATAACGCTTGTATTCCATGCCGAACAGTGCGTTCAGGCCCGGCTCAAGCTCTTTTACTAACTGCGAACGAGAAATAGCCATGACTTAGCTCCTAAGGGGCTGTATTAGCAACGCCAGCGCTGCCATACATGTGAGCGTTAATCTTCACAATAACATCGACGAAGTTTTCGCCAAGAGTATTGCCCGGGGCAGTGTAATTGCCCACAATTTTCAGTACCAGTGCCGCAGTATTGGCAATAGTGGACGAATCCAACTCGGTGCCAGAAATGCCATTTACTGTGCTTCCTGCTGCATACGCGATAGATGCATTCAAGCCAACATCGGCCTGAACAACGTCTTCGTCCGCTTGGATCAGGAAAAGTTGGTTTGGATCATCCAGCACATCAGCGACGATGGTGCCGGTAGTGATATTGACCGAACCGGGGTAGTAGTTTTTCCAAGTCGGCTTACCCGAGGTTGGATCAACATAGAAGCAACCATTGAACACACCAACTGCAACAGTGTGGATGGTCGCATCAAATTTGACGATGTAGCCACCGGAAAGGGTAACCAGATCACCTTGATAAATTGCGCCAGATTGGTTGTCCGCAATGTTGTAGCCATACTGCTTCTGAGCACCAGTAGCAGAGAGGTTACCCATCGGGCGCAGACCAAAGGCTTTATCGACATTTGCCATTCGTAGCTCCTAAAGGGGTTATGAAGCCTATCGGCTTCCAAAAGTAGTGCGTGAGCTCCGTTCGGGGCTCTGGATACGCATAGTCGAGTGAGCGTTTTCACGCATCAACTCATTGTCTACTGCTTGAAGTTGATCCTGCGCCTTACGCTTGTAGTGAGCATTGCGTTCCGCAAGAGTCTCATTTGGGATGCGGGCAAGCATCAGTCCACCTACAGACACCACGCCAGCATGCTTACCATCGTCGATGGTCGGCAAGGTGTCGCGATATTCTTCTGGCAATTCTTCGTTACGGACTAACTCGTAGCCCTCACGTAAACGGCCGTAGATGTGCTGCTTATCCACAAATCCATTGATCTCAGAGCGAATCCAGCGATGCTGAAAGCCTTCTGGGGCAGGTGGCGCATCCAAACGGGAAGGGGCTGCCCAAGGCTTGCGACGCGTATCCTTCTGACGAGTAGTGCGGGGAGCACGGTCGATAGTGATTTTTTCTTGGGTCATTTTTAATCCTTCACGTATTTGGCATATTCCTCAAGAGGAACGCCTAACTTTTTAGCAATAGCAACTTGACTTGGTGAGAGTTTCACCGTCCTGCGTGCATTATTTACCCCGGAACTACGGGATGCAGGGGCAACGGCGGGCACGGACTGCCGTTGTCTGACGTTATTGGTTCCAGCAGACTTAAACTTTTGCGGGAATTCCTCGCGAAGCCTGTTATCTAATTCAGTATAGTACTCGTCTGACTCTGGGTCAAATCCGTCTTCATCTACCAAACTCTGGTGAATACCAAACGCAGCATACGTCATTGCACGGTCTTTGCCAAACCACTTGTTTTCCCCCGCCCATTCTTCTGCACGAGGACTAGGTGCTGCCTTGGCCTGCACCGGAGCCTGTTGCTGCTTTGCCGGCTGCCTTGCTGCTTCTTGCTGCTCTTCCTGTTGCGCGGCTCGGCTAGTAAGGTGCTCCGCTACTTGCCGTTGATCCAGCGACAACTGCATGAGCCGCTCTTGTGCTTCCGTCTCAGTATCAATGTCGCCTTCTTCCCGCGCGCGCTTGATGATTGACTTCAACGTGGCAGCTTGGGTGTCTATGCGAGATTTTGTCTCCGTAAGGCGGCTAGTATCCGTTACCTCAAGACGTTTTTGAAGGTCATGCGCTTGTGCCTGCACATTCTTTGCATACTCAAGCGCGGCTTGCTCGCGCCTCTCTGCTTCCCGCATCTTGGCGGTCAGTTTTGATATCCGTTTCTGGACGTTTTCGCTTACGTTATCCAGTTCTTGGCCATGCGCGGCACGGTTGGGCGGCTCTTGGTTCTTCTGTTCAGAAGCCTCGCCTTGTTCCTCTTGCTGATTTTCATCCTCTTCGGAAAGCTGAATTGTTGCCTCTTCTTCGCCTTCGCCCAAGTTGAACTCTAGTTGGTTATCTGGTACTGAATTTGCCATTGTTTCCTCACATGTGCAGAATGTCTTCTGGATCGTTGATACGGGCTAGGATTTCATCGTCATTCAAGATACGAATCTCTCCGCCGTCAATGCCAATACGCGCACCCGCATACCGGCCAAAAACTACCCAATCCCCCTCCTTGCACCATGCGCCAGTAGGGAACTTAGTCTCGTCTTTGTACGCAAGTTCTCCGACAGACAGCACATAGCCACAAACAGTGGTTATTTGTTGTTTTTCGATGGTTTGATCGGCAAGAACAATGCCGCCTTTGCTCTTTTTCGCGCCGCGATAAGGGAGGATGACGATCCTCCAGCCTGTTGGGCGAGGAATTCTGTCTTTGATTTCACCTTCGAGCTGTTCAACAACAAGGCTGCCGTCATCTGCATATGCGTCTTCTAGTGCACGTGGTTTTTCGACTTGTTGAACTGCCTCTTCTTCCCATTTTGCTTCCAGAGCAGTTTTTTCCATCCTGATTGGTCCTCAATTATCGGGGTTTTTCTTTAAAAGATCCGAAATGGCATCTTCAACGAATTTGTAACCCTCGATACGGCCCATCAGGAACTTGTACTGCTCCATATCCCGCACTGATCCGTTTATTAGCAGCTCTTCCGTCTGTTTCCGAAGAACTCGAACCGTGTGCAGGACATTTTCACTGAACTGAAGCATGATTTTCCCTGTGTGCGCAGATAGTTTGGGCCCTATCTGAAGGCTACGTGCGTATTATGCACATTTAGTTACGTAATGTGTCGGGTTTTTAGGTAATTTTAACCTTTTTGAATGCATCTTTTCTGTACACGTAAGTCGGCTTTGGGTCGCTCACTGTTTCACGTGAAACATTTTTGTTTGGTTTGTCAGAAGGAGTGCGTTTTTTGGGTTTTTTAAGCATTTGATTGGCCTCCGGTTGGTCTATTCGCCATTGCTGCGTTTTTCTCTGCTGCCTGTTGCTCGGCTTGCGCCAGTCTAGCTTGATCTATTGTCATGTCGTTCTGCTCTTTTTGCTCTGCAAGCACGAGTTTTTGCTGAGAAATAGCCACATTCGCCTGATCCTTCTGGGCAGTGTTGGTAATCTCCTGCTTCTTGAGCTCCAGCAATGGGTCAGGGGCTTGTTGCCCTGCACCAGACAACTGATCTTGTAGCTGTTTGACCTGCTGGTAGAATTCTGCACACTTCAATGAGACCATTGCCTCACGCTGGAAGGTGGAAACCATGCGATCAGGGTCTGTTCCGTACTGCTTGAACAACTCAGCCTCTACCCACTCTTCCGCCTTCTTGCTGATGTGCTCAAAGATGTGTTTTTGCAGCGCCATGGCCACATTCGGCATGCTTGCGATCAGCGGGGACAGGCCAAACATCAAGTGGTTCATGATGTGTGCGTCATGTTGCTGTCCTGCAAACGCTTTTAGCTGCGTGCCGTCCAATGCTTGCGAGTTTTCGCTCATTGGGTCTTTTGGCTGATCGATGTTCTGGCTCAAGAGGATTCCGTCGATGTCCCGCACACCAATTGCCTCGTACATGCGGTAGTACGCCTCGTACAAGTTGTGCATTTGCGGGGCACTCTGTGCCAATTGCAACTGCGTCTGCGCCATCGTGATGCGCTGGGCTACCGAGAAGATGTTCGGGTCGGATATAGGCAGTACATCAATTCGACTGTCGAAATCCTTCCGTTTTATCTTCCTTGATGCGCCCGGAACTTCGTATGGATACTCATCTGGCAAGTATTCTGCAAAGCCTTCCGCCAGCATCTTGAATTCAAGGCGCTGGGAGTAGTGCAGGCGCTTGTGGATGGCCGACATGACTGTCGAGCCCTTCTCCAACAGCGCAATGGTGGTACCTACGGCTGCATTTTGGTTACTGTCGCCTACTTGCATGTCCGTAATGGAAGACAAGCGACGGCCTGCGTCAACACAGAAGCCCAGTAGGGCAAACAAGGTCTGACTTGGCTCTTTATACGGCAGAGGCAGGAGGGACTGCTGCAAGTCCATGCCGCCAGCATCAATATCTCGCCATTCGCCCGGAGAGATCGGTACATCATCGTTCTCGATCCGTGCGCCTTTGGCCTTGAAGCCCGCCGGCAGGTTAGACAAGGTGCCTGCGTCCACCAACTGGCGCAGTGCCGCCGTTGCTGTCTTGGAAAGACCGCCAATCAGGTGCAGAAAGCCTAAGCCGTATGCGCCGGGGCCTTGAACTAGGAGGTAATGTACGTAGTAGTTCTTTTTCTGCTTAGTGTCGTCGCCATCTTTCCAGTTTCTCCGGATACCGATGACTTGGCCAGATACCTTGTCCATGGTCACAACGTATGGCAGGGAAATACCAGTAGGCTCGCCGTCTTCGTCAGTATGCTCAAAGCCCGGTAGATCGTAGTCCACGCAGAACTCAATGAACGTCATCTCTTCTTGGTCCCCGGCTGGGACTTGGCCTACCAGTTTGTCTTTTGCTTCGACAATCTGGGTTTGGCCTTCCGAAGAGGATGCCTCTGCCATATCAAGGTACTGCCCCCGCGCGACTGCCTTGCGGTAAGCGTTGACCGACATAGGGAATTCGTAACTGATGCGCTCGCACTGGCTCATAACTGACGAACCGTTGTACGGAATGTAAAGATTGTCCGCAGGGATCATCTTGCTGACCATGCGATCTTTTTCGTAGTCGTAATAGACCTTTTTAAAGGCCGAGCCACCGTAGCCGACATAGAAAAGTAGCTGGTCAAAGTCAGGGGTGTACTCCTCCATTACCGTGGTGATCTGGTAATTCATGAAGTCCTTGACCCGCTGCGCCTGCATTGTCTTTTCGCGCGTTTCTTTGCCCAATACTTGCGTGCGGACGGGGCCGCCGGCCGGCATCAGTTCCTTTAGCGCCTGTGCTTGGAATTGAACAATAGCTTCTGCCAGAAGTGGGTGGAACACGCCGCACGCGCCTTTGAATGGCTTGGTCCGTTCTTCCATGGAGAAGCCCATAAGCTCCATCCCATCGGCGTACTGCTTTTCCCACTGCTCGCGAGAAGACCTGTCCGCCTCGAACAATGTCATGAGGCTTTGTGACATAACGGCCAGCTCTTCTTCCGGAACTACTTCCGCGAGATTGGCGTCAAAGGATAATTCTTCATCTTCATCAAGGTTTACTACTACCCCGCCATCCTCATCCAGCTCTATCTCAACGTCCGGAAGGTCTTCCATCTCGATATCGACTTCAATGCCCCCTTGGGGAAGGCTTTTTTCGCGTTCAATGGGCATAACGGGTCCTTGTCTATTGCCTTTGTTTTATTCTTTGGTGTAACGGGAATACTCTTCCGCCCAGTTTACTAAGGGTCGGTCTGCTTCGTCCAGAGACACCCCCGTTCGCGTGCTGTAGTACTTTTCTGGTACTATTTTTGACTTAAAGCCTATTGGCTTC